TTTTGATTAAGATTGATAATCCTTATGAGATGTTCAAAATCTGTTACTATGATGAAGATAAACCAGAAGAAGATTTGACTCCTTATGAAGGTTGTATGGTCAAATTAATTATTAAAAACAAAACAGATCAACACAAGTATGAGAAGTTTTTAGACAAATTAATTAAGATACAACCTCATGAGTTAAAAATTATAGAACAAGTTAAACTCAACTCTGATTTTGATGCTGACTCTGTTGTTGAAAATGAAGACACTCTTACGCTTTTAAAAATGTATGTTGATGAATCTGAAATTAAGTTAAATAAGAATAAGATCAAAGATTTGATTCAATCAATTTATCAGGAGTCATTTCAGTTACAGTAATGTATATTCTAACACTTAAAGACAATGAATCTGAGGGTGCTTATGCTGTTGAAAACAAGCATGGGGAGAAAATCCTGTACTTGTTTGAAGAAGAGGATGATGCTGTCAGATATTGTTCTATGTTAGAAGACCTTGATTATCCTGAGATGGAAGTAACAGAGGTTAACCCATCAGTTGCGTTCATGGCTTGTGATAGATTAGATTATCAATATGCTATAATTACCCCAGATGATATTGTGATTCCTCCTGACTATGCTGAAGTTCAAAACTCTACGATATAAAAACTTTTTATCGTCAGGGAACCAATTTACAGAGATTTTACTAAACAAAGTTACTTCAACTTTAATTATTGGAAGTAATGGTGCAGGTAAAAGCACGATGTTGGATGCTCTTACTTTTGTATTATTCAACAAATCATTTAGAAAAATCAATAAGAATCAACTCATCAATACAACAAATGAAAAAGATTGTGTTGTAGAGGTTGAGTTCAGTATAGGAAAAGATAACTGGAAAATCATCAGAGGAATTAAACCAGCAATCTTTGAAATCTACAAAGGAAAAACATTACTGGACCAGGCAGCATCTGCAAATGACCAACAGAAATGGTTAGAGCAGTCAGTTCTAAAACTGAACTACAAATCATTTACACAGATTGTGGTTCTGGGTTCTTCCAGTTTTGTTCCATTTATGCAACTATCTTCTCAACACAGAAGAGAAGTTGTGGAAGACTTGCTTGATATCAAAGTATTTTCTTCTATGAATGATGTCGCTAAAATTAAAATTAAGGAGGTTAAAGATGATATCAAAGAAATTGGTTACAAAAAAGAAAATGTTGAAGACAAAATTGAGTCACAGAAACTTTTTATTGAAGAGATTGAAAGACTCAAAGACAAAGACCTCCAAGATAAGCGAAACAAAATTGATTCAATAGATTCTGATGTAGAATCAATCAATATTAAAAATACTGATATACAAGAACAAATTAATCAAAATACCAAATCTTTGGAAGAGTTGTCATATGCAGCAGAAAAGTTAAAGAAACTTGAAGGACTTAGTATTAAACTGGACCAGAAGATAACATCTGTTATTGACGACCACAAGTTTTTCAAGAAGAATAGTGTTTGCCCTACATGCACGCAAAATATTGAAGAAGAATTTCGTTTAAATAAGATTGAAGAGATTGAAAATAAAGCAAAAGAAATTAAAAAGGGTCAAGAAGAACTTCAAAAATCAATTGACCAAGAAACACAAATTCAAAACCAGTTCCTGAAAATTAGTAAAGAGGTATTACAACTAACAAATGAACTCAATCTTAACCATGTTAAAGTTTCTCAATTTAGAAAGCAGATCAAAGAACTTGAATCAGAAATTCAAGAACTTACCTCTCAATCAGAAAATAGAAATACTGAAACTGCAAAGTTAGAGTCTTACCAGGAAACATTAGAAACTCTTTTAAAAGAACTCTCAACCAAAAAGGAAGATTTATCTAACTATGAATTTATTCATATGCTTCTTAAGGATGATGGTGCCAAGACAAAAATCATCAAGAAGTATCTACCTCTAATCAATCATACTCTTAATAAGTATTTGGAGATGTTGGAGTTTTCTGTAAACTTCACGCTTGATGAGGAGTTTAATGAAAAAGCTTTGAACCCAATCTATGAAGATTTTTCTTATGAATCTTTTAGTGAAGGTGAGAAGATGAGGATTGACCTTGCCACTTTATTTACTTGGAGAGAAATAGCAAAAATTAAAAACTCAATTAATACAAATTTACTAATACTTGATGAAGTGTTTGATAGTTCTTTGGATGACCATGGAACAGACTACTTCACTAAAATTATTAAGTATGAAATAAGCAAATCTAATGTGTTTGTAATCTCACATAAAAGAGATGAATTGCTTGACAGATTTGATTCAGTCATTACCTTTGAAAAGAAGAAAGGATTCAGTACGATGATTGACTCTTTCTGATCTAACTGGTATGATGGATATTGATTATTTTTGTTTTTATTATGCCCCATTCTGATGAATTTAGGTTTACTCTATCTGATGGTGGAGATGGAACTCTTGATCTCTCTAAGATTCCTACATTTGATGAAATTACACTTTCTATGAATAATAATAATGAAAATGGGTTTTGGAAGTATAGTGAAGATAAAACTTTGAAAGAAATTGAACAATACCTTTCAAGCACTTATCATTCTCATTACACTTCTGAACAATCTAAAACTCAAACACTGGATTTGATTGAAAGTATTGGTGATGCTGAACCTTTTGTTCGCTCTAATGCTATTAAATACCTTTCTCGTTTTGGTAAAAAGAATGGTAAATCAAAAATGGATATTCTAAAAGCAATCCATTATTGCATTCTCCTCTATCACTTTGCTGGACTTCATAATGAAACTCAAGGAACCTATGAAACTTTCTGATAATACTGTTACAATCCTCAAAAACTTTTCCAACATTAATCAGTCTATTCTGATTAAGAAAGGTTCTCAAATTAAGACTATCTCTGTACTCAAAAACATCTATGCTGTTGCAGGTGTTGAAGAAGAGTTTAGTAAAGACTTTGCCATCTATGACTTGAATGAGTTTCTAAATGGTCTCAGTTTGCATCAAGACCCTGACCTTGATCTTACTAATGATTCTTATCTGACTATTAAGGAAGGTAAGCGTAAGGTCAAATATTTCTATGCAGATCCTGAGGTGATTGTATCTCCTCCTGATAAAGATATTGATCTTCCCAGTGAAGATGTATGTTTTCAACTGGAACATTCACAACTGGACAAACTGATCAAGGCATCTGCTGTTTATAAACTGCCAGATCTTTCTGCTGTTGGTGAGGCAGGTGTGATTCGTTTGGTTGTTAGAGATAAGAACAATGACACATCAAATGAATACTCAATCACAGTTGGTGAAACTGATGCAGAGTTTGTTTTTAACTTTAAAGTTGAGAACATTAAGATGATTCCTGGTTCTTATGATGTAGTCATCTCCAAGAAACTGTCTGCCAGGTTTGTAAATGAAAGATATAACTTGAAGTATTTTATTGCACTTGAACCTGATTCCACATTTGAATGATTGTAGGATTTTATTATGAGTAAAGATTTCTTGTGGGTGGAAAAATATCGCCCAAAGAAAATTGAAGATTGTATTTTACCTGAAAATATTAAAAAAACTTTTGTTGATTTCTTGAAGCAAGGTGAGATTCCAAACATGCTCCTTGCAGGTCCTGCAGGATGTGGAAAGACAACAGTAGCAAAAGCATTATGTTATGAATTAGGAGTAGATTATTATGTCATTAACGGATCTGACGAGGGACGATTTCTTGACACGGTACGAAACCAGGCAAAGAACTTTGCTTCGACCGTCTCACTTTCTGCGGTTGACGCAAAGCACAAAGTCATCATTATTGACGAAGCTGATAACACCACCAACGATGTACAGCTCCTCTTACGAGCAAATATTGAGGCATTTTATAACAATTGCAGATTCATCTTCACCTGCAATTATAAAAACAAAATCATTGAACCTCTCCACTCCAGATGTGCAGTGGTTGAGTTTAACATCAAATCCAAAGAAAAACCAAAACTTGCAGGAGAATTCTTCAAGCGTCTTGGAACTATCTTTGATGCAGAGGGTATCAAGTATGATCAGAAAGTTGTCATTCAAATTATCAGCAATTACTTCCCAGATTGGAGGAGAACCCTGAATGAGTGTCAAAGATATTCAGTAGGTGGAGAAATTGATTCTGGTATTCTTTCCACCTTTGCAGATGTATCTGTAAATGATCTTCTGAAAAGTATTAAAGAAAAGAACTTCCCAGAGGTCAGGAAATGGACAGCACTCAATATTGATAATGATGCATCTATCATTCTTAGGAAAGTTTATGATGCTCTTTATGATAAAGTAGATGGTCCAAGTATTGCTGCTGCTGTGTTGATTGTTGCTAAATATCAGTACCAATCTGCATTTGTGGCAGACCAAGAAATCAATCTTCTTGCAGCACTGACTGAGATTATGGTGGAGTGTAAGTTTAAATGACTTATAGTGCAAAACAATACAAAACTTGTCTTCGTTACCCAGGAGGAAAATCAAGGGCAGTTGTAAAACTGGCACAATACTTTCCAGATTTCAAAACTTATGATGAGTTTAGAGAACCATTTCTTGGTGGAGGAAGTGTTGCAATTTATGTAACCAAGATGTTTCCTTTCCTAGATATTTGGGTGAATGATTTATATGAACCTCTTGTAAATTTTTG